GGATTCATCGACATTTCACGATATCGAGTTACAAGTTCGGCTTCGTTTTTTGCTGTGCCTTCAAGATCAAGAACTGTTCCATATGCTCCACCAGGAGCAACTTCCATAGCGCCGTCAAAATTAGTTGGCGGCGCAAACGATGGAACATTTTGAGATTTCTTTATCTCGTCTTCAATACGTCCTAGACGAAATCCAAATAACTGGATTGCCATTTATATTTTCTCCAAAACTAATAATAATATAATATATAGGCAATCAAATTAGTCTGTGATTACCTTGTTATTAGCGTCTTTATCTACCATCCAGTAATCATAAGCAAACTCTACGGTAAACTCTTCAATCGTATCAGTTGTTTCCCAATTTAGATCAATTGAAGAAACGTTGACAGGAAAGAGATTAATGAAAGTATACTCACGAGTTGGAATTGCAGTTTCGCCTGTGTTAGCACCACCATCAAGAATACCAGTTTTTGCGTAATGTCTGACAGTAGCAGAAGTTCTATAAGAATCTTGACCACTTTCAGAAATTACTGTTCCGTCTCTTAGATTGTTCTGATGCGAATTAATCAATGCGCTCCACTGTTCCATGGCATTACGAACAAGGAAATCTTCATCATTTAGAACTGTGACTGTCCAGTTTTCAAATGTTCTATTACCTGCCATCTTAATTTTACGGCCGAAATATGGGACTTCAATAACTCCTACTGTTGATGTAGGAATCTGTGCTGCTCTACACACAAAGCTAAACTGTGCTTCAGCCGCTGGCTCACCAACTCCACCAGGTAGTGTCATAAACACCTCAAAGAGCGAGGGTCTTGCACCACCTAGAGGAAGACCGCGAGAGGCGAATGTACTGACATTAAAAGACATGTTTTATTTCTCCTATCTTTCTATTATATTTATTCGCCTTTTTAGAACTTACCAACAACCTCAGTGAAGTCAACGCCAGTTCTTACTGCGATAAAGTTGAGCTGGATGAAGTTGATTGAACGAGCTGGCTTGATGTAGATATCACCAATGAACTCGTTACGATCAATGACTTCTGGTGTGTTATTTGTTTCATCGCATACTACACGGAAGTCTGTGATACCACGACGACCCTGTACGTCTCTGAGGAATGGTTCCACAAGAGCCTTGAATTGTGCGCGAGTGAATGCATCGTTGAACTCGAATAGAGTAAACTTAGCAGCAGTTGCGATAGCCTTCTCTAGTACGATAAAGAGACGACGAACGTTAATTCTATCAAATGCGGATGGTTTAGCGAGAAGAGTCTTGTCACCAAACAGAATAGTTCCTTGTCCTGGGAAAGTAGTTACAGGATTGATACCATTCTTGTATAGTTGATCTCTTTCGGCTTTACCTGGATTGAACGCAAGACGAATAACGTTCTTGATCTGGCCACGATTATAGCCAGCTGGTGACCACCATGGATCGCGCTCTGTATCTGTGCGAACCATTGTGCCAGCAGTATCACCATTGAGAGGAACATAACGGAATAGATCGTTATACTTATCATATTGATATTTCCATCCGCTATCCAGAACTGCGTATGATGTAGATGGAAGTGTCTGACGGAAGCTGACAATATCATCAACTTCAGAACCAGAATATAGACTATTACTTACAACGTCTGTCTGAAGAGGTGAAAGAACAACAACACAGTCTTTACGATATTCTGCGATGTTATTGATTAGATGAATCGCTCTTGTTGATGTTGAAGCTCCACCAAGAATTAGTGACACATCAACCTTTTCAGCATCCTTATAAAGATTGTATGCGTTGACATAATCAGTTTCTCTTGGAGTGGCACCATCGCGGCCTTTACCGAGTGTAGTATTTTTTGGTGTTGATTGAGTACCAGTACCAAAATTAAATACCGCGGTAAGTTTATTGCCTATACCTAATAGTCCTAGAGGATGTGCTGCCCACCAAATCCAATTTGAATTTCTATTAATATAATCTTTATAGTAAATATTTGTGCCGTTTTCAGAATGTGCTGTTGATGCTTTTGATAGTGCAGGGAATCTTTCTATAACGGTATTTGCTGTTCCTGAAATTCCTCCAACACGATCAACTACGACAATATGCATTTCATCGTTTGATCCGCCATATCTTGATGATTCTTGTGAAGTTCCTGGAGCAGAATCAAAATAATTGTAGAATTCCCAACGACGAGTTGTTGTTACACCACCTGCTGGAGAACTATTTCCAACATACTTTGATTGAAGAACAAGAGTATTTGCGTCGGTAATAGAAGCAACCTTAACTTCAATCTTATCTGGCCCAGCGAGAAGAATATCACCAACAGTTATTTCATTAGTAAATGCTGTCGCTCCAATACCTTGGACTGTCGTTGAATTGTTTGAGAATACAAGAGTTCCGCTTAGAGTTGACTCGTAAGCATTTGCTGTTGGACAAATAGAAACTTTTAGATTATTGCCCGCGCCGCCTGGATATTTCGCTACCCAACCACCAACACCAGAAATTCCCTGAGAATAATTTGCATTATAATCATCTTCGTTCTTAATGATTGTGTTAGTGCCGTTGCTTGAATTTCCGTGAGCATTTCTTGCTATAGCGGTATCTGTGGCAAGAGTTGCTGTATTTGAACTACGAACAACACGAGAAACATATAGAGAGTTTCCGTAAGCAAGGAAGTTCGCTGCGGTAAAAAAGTCTGAAGCGGTATTAGAATTTGGCGTTCTAAAGTTGCGAACTAGAGTATCTTCGGAATCAACAAGAACACGAATGCCGACAGGACCCCAAGAAAAGTGTCCTGCGAATGCGCCAGTTGTTGTGCTAACTGCCGGAATGATTGTAGTAAGATCGATCTCACTAACATTTACGCCGGGAGAGATTTGAAATGCCATAGGACTATTCTCCTTTATTTAATATTCATTAAGCGATTTTGGCGCTTCGGGTCTTGGTATTCGCTTTTATTTATAAAAAATGCGATTTTGTCTAAAAATGTGATGATGCCCTATCGTATTGTTCTATGGATTGTGGTCCTTCTTCTTGGCCATCATCCATAAAACCGACAGGAATCATATTTTCATTGACTTCTAATTGCGCCTCATTAGCCAAATGCTTTCTAACATCGTTATTTGCCAGGTCTTTAAAGTAACTTTGATTTACAAGCCAGCCAAATAATACCAATGTCATTACCAAATCATCATGATTTCCCTCTTCTGCCTGATAAGTTCCATTCTTTTCCGAAAATGTGGAAAACTCATTAATAGTATCGTAGTCCTGGACTATAAGTCGATCATGTTCTATAAGGGTTTTTAGATTCGCGCAACCAATTCTTTTAGTCTGTTTTGTCGTTTTTACACCTAAAGCCTGTCTTTGTTGACCAAATCCTCCACCCATTCGCATATTCTTATTCTTTACAATCGTCGTAATAACGTTTTCATATTCATAATCTGCCCATAAAGATTGAACCACTTGCTGGCCAACGGAATTGATTTCTACCAGAACATAAGCATTATTATAAGATCGGGCGCATTTGTATATTATCTCAGGAAATAATAGAACAGGAATTTCATTGGATCTATATTTTGCTACTTGTTTATATGGAAGTTGTGTTACATCAATAACAGATATAGCCGAACTGTCTCCACCAACTCCTTCGGCCGTATCTGCGGTCATGATATAAGTATGATTTTTTTGTGGCAATTCATAAACGTCCAGACCAATTTGATCTTTTTGTGGATTTATAAATGCCAGACTTCTAAGTTTGACGGGATGAATAAGTGTCGCAGTAGAGCCTAGGAACTCAGTTTCAAACTCTTGTCGGAATTGTGCTTCGCTTGTATTGCGAATCGTCTGTTCTTTCCATTTTTCATCTCTACCAGGAACATCGCTCCAATGAACTTCAATAGGCACATATTCACTTCGTTTTTCAATAGCGTCGATCCATAGTTTGTAAAAATGATTTAGGCCGTTTGGAGTAGAGACAATAATAACCTGTGTAGTTTTACCAGACGAAATAGTAGGATAAACTGACGCAAAGAATTGATCTGCGAGATTTCTTTGAACGAACGCAAATTCGTCAAGAAAGATAAGATTGTAAGAACCACCACGAATCGCACTGGATGAGGTTGCCGCGGCAACTACTTTTGATCCATTTTCAAGTTCAATGTTTCCTTTATTCCATACAACAACACCTTGCTGAATCCATTTTGGAAGATATTCATAAGCAAGTTGAAGTTTAGCGAGCAAATCTCTGGCCAGCGCGCCTTTGTTTGCCAGAATAGCAACATTTTGATTATCGTGAAACAAAATACGCCAAAGAATATATGAAATAGATGTTGTAGATTTACCAGTCTGTCGAGGCAATTTACATATTGTAAATCTATTCTCCGCGAATGTATTAAGCATTCGCGCCTGAAAGTCCCACATATTAAATGAAACAAGGCCCTGATCTACGTTTACGATCTTAACATAAGTTCTTGCGAAATATTCTGGATCTTTCGCACATTTGATATATTCTTTTACTTCATCTTCAGTAAAAGATATATTGACGCCAGCGCGTTTTAGATTAGGATTATTAAGATAAAATTCGTTACTCATTGCGTTTGTTTATTAATGCTTGAAGTTCTGACGTTGAGCCTACAAATACGGCATTAGTTACATTTTTTGCTTCTAATTTTCTATCATCAGACTTTTGTAAATCTTTACGTTTCTTTTGAAGTTCAAGCAAATCTTTATTAGCGTCTGTTAATGTCTTTATAAGTTGTCCAACAACCTCAAATGCGCGAGGATGTTCTGATGCTTTTGCCAAATGAAGCAATTCGTCTAAAGCATGTTCTCCTTTACTTATAATACTGTGTAAATTCGTTCTTGCCAGATTAAAATCATTTTCAATATTTGGATCAATATTGATTTGATTTTCTTCTTTTGGAACAATAGAAGATGCCGCTTCTGGCAGATTTAGAGCCGCTTCCATAGCGTTTTCAAATTTCGTTTTTTCATTCATAATATAATATCCTTACTTTAACGGCTCATCATTGCCAGTTTTTGGATTATATTTCTTTCCATCTAGATAGAAGAATGTGTTTGACGCGAATCCATAATCATCTTCGGCCTTAATTTGATTATATGGAATAGATGCTGCTGAATTTGTAGTAGGCGATCCATTAGCAAGAAGACCAGGAACGACTACAATTCTTGAACTTCTGCCAGTATGTGCTGCGTCTGATAGTGTAATTCTGTTTCCTGTATTTGAAGCAACAATACCAAAATCGATCTGTGATCTCTTGATAACGCCCTGATGCCGAATTGGTCCGTATAGAAATCCTTTTAATGTAAATCCGAAAGTATATACTATTGCTCGTCTAGTATCAAAATTACCTTCGTAAGTATCCTCTATTTCTACTGAATTTAGAATAGTAGGAACATCCATAGTTATGTCAATATTATTTGCTGGGAATAATATTACGCTATTTGTCCATTCTGGTGCGAAATATGGCACAATTTGTTCCATAATCTGTGCGCCGTCGTCAGCATTGGATACCATCGCGTACAGATTGATATTAAAATCATATGGAACTGGCGTATATTGATAATATAATTTATTTTTGTCACTATAAACATTTACATTTCTAAGTGTTGATGGAAGATGCCTATTCGCATCGTAAGCAGTAGATGTAATTTCAAATGACAATCTGGGAAGAGATATTGCGACCTGCTGATTTAGATTTGGATCTTGAAGACTTCTGGCCAGCCATTTTTCTTTTGGACCATAAGCAATAGGCACAGCAAGCGATTGAATTACTACGCCAGATTGATTCAAGCGTCTTATCATAATATCATTAAACATATTACCAAATGTGATAATATATCGTCTTATTGTTTGATGATAAAAATTTGATCCAAACATTAGTATCTATCCACTTCGCTAAACGGATTACGCTCACTAAAATCAATATAAGTAAGACTCTTTTGAGTAATATATTCGTTATTTGCTGCTATGCTAGTTGTTTCAACACGATACTCTTGAAGAATATATCCAGTTCCTTCAACATCGTCTTCTGTAATAAGAGTATCACCATTTTCCATAAGGAATTGATATTGTAATGTGTCTTCGGTATATCTGGATTCTACAGCATCTATAACCGTATTGCCAGTAGCAACCTTTTCTGAACTGAACTCCCAAAGCTCACAATCCAGATCATATGTATAAAGTTTGCCGTGCTGATAGAAGATCGCTTCGTGTTCTACAAACTTGATTTCATATATTTTATTATTTAATGGAAGAAATATAAGATCGCCTTCCATTGGCCTTGGAGTTGTAATAGAATATCCATTAGCACCACCGGCTTCCAAATTAATTGATTCTGTAGCGCCCCATGCGTTAGTGTTAGCAGATTCTATTTGATAGTTATATCCAACTTCTTCTAATAGTTTCTCTGTGGAAATTTGAGTCCATCGTTTTCGCGCCATTGTAAATGTAATAGTGTCACGAATTTCAAGATTAAACTTTGATAGAAAATCACCTTCACCTTCAAATCCTTGAACATTCTTAATGTAAACTTCCAAATCTACAGCGAGATTAAATCTTGAAAGAGGATCTTCTCCAAGAAGAAAGTCTTGATTTACGATAGTTCTTGGCAAATACTTTACATCTAGTCCATGAATTTTAATAGACTCAATAATCAAGTCTTCGGCAGTATCTTGTTCTCTACCATAAGTAAAGTATTTGAAATATTTGTTCGTTGTCACGATATTATCCAATAAAGTCCGTAACAGGAAGTCCGTAGTTATTAATAACTTCTGCGTCTAATCTATTGACTTCTTCATTTGCTTCTTCCCAAATCTTTTGTCCATTGAACGTGACTCCACCAGGAAGTTGCATTCCTTCAAATTTCTTTAGATTTTCGCCCCATTGTCTTTTTACAAGAGCGGTTGCATATTGTTTTAGCCATGGATCATCCCATACATCTGTATAAACATCAGGATCCACAACGGTGTAAGCATCTATAATAATATATTGGCCGTTTTGTATATCTGTATTCCAGTTCATATCAATATGAAGTTTATTGACATGCCTATTAAATCTGATTGGTTTCTTACCAACCAGAGTTTCTTCCAGAGTTTCAATATGACGCATCGCAACAACATATGGAGCCAAAGATGACGATGAAATGTTATACAAATCATTCAAAAACATTTGGTATCTAATGTTGAACATATTAGACACATTATAAGAATCGTTAATATTAAATACGCTTCTTACGCCTACTACGGTGTCGGGCAGAGTAATATATCTGTTATCTTTATCTGTTTGTGT